AACAACAATACCCTCATCGTTGGGGGTAATGGTTCTGGCAAATCAACAATGCTTGATGCGTTGTGTTTTGGTTTGTTTGGCAAACCTTTCCGTGATATTAACAAACCACAGTTGTTGAATTCTATCAACGGCAAAGACTGTGTGGTTGAAGTTGAGTTTGATACTGGCAATAAATCATATAAGATTATTCGTGGCATTAAACCCAATAAATTTGAAATCTATTGCAATGGCGAACTTGTCAATCAAGAAGCCGCAAGCAGAGACTATCAAGAACACCTTGAAAAGTTTATTCTCAAACTAAACTATAAATCGTTTACTCAGATTGTTGTTCTTGGTTCTGCTTCGTTTACACCGTTCATGCAATTGAAGTCTGGTGACCGTAGAGAAATTATTGAAGACTTACTTGACATTCAAATCTTTTCTACAATGAATGGTCTTGTTAAAGAACGTTTATCTAATAACAAAGACCTTATTGCTCAGAAGAAACATGAGATTGAACTAGCAACACAAAAAGTTGAATTGTTAAAGAAACACATCGTTCAGTTAAAACAAAACAACGATGAGAAAGTAAAACAACATGAGAGTGAGATTGAAAGTAATCAGGGTGTGGTACAAACCTTACATGAAGAACTTAGTGGACTTGCACAAGATGTTTCGAACCTCACCGAACAAATCTCTGGTAAGATTGAAGTTGAGGATAAGGTCAAGAAGATTGGCAAACTTGAATCGCAGATTGAAACTAACTTATCCAAATTTCAAAGAGATATACGTTTCTTTGAATCAAATGATAGTTGTCCAACATGTCGGCAAGCCATTGCCTTGGAGTTTAAGGAAACGGAGCTTGCCGAACTCGCCGACAAGGTACAGAAATGTAACCATGGTCTCAGCGAGCTTGAACAAAAATTAAATACCGAACAACAGAAACTAAATGTCATTTCGGAATTTCAGAAACAAATCCAAGCAAAGCAAGTCCAGATTGCCACCAAAAATACCACAATCACGGAGACTAACAAGTATATTGCTAAACTCAGAAAACAGATTGAATTGTTAAGTGACTCTGCAACTGCAACTGATAAAGAAGAAGCCGAATTAAATATCATAAAAGAACAATTAAACGACTTAAACACAAATTTAAGAACGCTTATAGATGAGAAGACTTACTATGAAGCGGCTTCTAATCTGTTGAAAGATACAGGTATCAAGACTAAGATTGTTAAACAGTATTTACCTGTTATCAATAAGTTGGTAAACAAATACTTAGCATCTTTGGACTTCTTTGTAAATTTTAACCTTGATGAGGCATTTAAAGAAACAATTAAGTCCAGACACCGAGATGAATTCACATACAATAACTTTTCTGAAGGTGAAAAGCAACGTATTGATATGGCATTGATGTTAACTTGGCGTGCTGTTGCTAAGTTGAAGAATTCATCTAATACTAATCTGTTGATTTTGGATGAAACGTTTGACAGTAGTTTGGATGCCAATGGTACTGAGTACTTGATGAACATCCTACATATGTTAGAAGGTGTAAATTTATTTGTTATCTCCCATAAAGGTGATGTGTTGCAAGATAAGTTTGCTAACGTTGTTCGTTTTGAAAAAGTTAAAAACTTCTCTAAGGTGATAAAATGAAATTAATTAGTGAATACATGGAACAAGATTGTAATAGAACCGCAAAGGTATATTACCGTGCAGAAAATGATATAGTGGTTGTTGTAAAGAGTGATACAGGATCACATTACAACGTATCATATAAAACAATAGATGAAGCAGAAGATTATGCGGAAAATTGGGTGACGAGCAATGAGTGAATTTTTAACTATTAATACCGAAGACAATGTTATCCGAGAAAGGCGAGTTGACCCTCTGCCTCTCTATGATGATACACATTTTATGTTGAAACAGGTAATGCCTGAATTTTCTGGTCCATTACCTAACCCATTAATGGCAAACTTGGTCGAAAGACTTAAAGTTACAATGAAATTGTACGGGGGCCTTGGTCTTGCAGCAAATCAATGTGGTGTATCCGAACGTGTGTTTGTAATTGGTACCGACCAGTTTCAAATTGCCTGTATCAATCCAAAAATTGTTGCCAGTTCTCCTGCTGCGGCAAAAGAGAATGAAGGTTGCCTCACTTTTCCTGGTTTATATTGTAAAATAGAAAGACCAGATTGGGTAGAAGTTGAATTCACTACACCTGATGGCGAATTAAAACAGATGAAACTAGATGGCGCTACTGCTCGTTGTTTTCAACATGAGTTAGACCATCTAAACGGAATTAGATTTGTTGACAAGATTGGTCCTGTTGCACTTCAGACAGCCAAAAGAAAACAACAAAAATTAATTAAGACGATTACTCGAATGAAAAAATAATATGGCATATAGTTTTGATAAGAACGATGATGTAGAAACCCAATGGGCAAAGTGGCAAAAAGCTACTCCTATTGAAGAATTGTCTTTTACGGAAGATGAATTGCGTGAGCGAGTAATTAAAGAACTCACTTACGTATCAAAGATGGATGTTAAAGAATATACTTTGTTCCAAAAATGGTGTGAAGTACAAGACAGGTATCCAACGCTTCTTGTTCAAGATTTGTGGGAAGGCGAGCAAAGAGTACTTGAAGATGAGGGCCAACGCCGTGCTATTGCCGAAGTCAAGGCTAACTTTTGGATTCCAAAGGATGCAGATGACTATCTGAATCTTGAGCCAGAACTTCTATACACTTCAAAGCAAGAAGACTTGCCTGAATTGTGGAATTGTATTCGTACATTTTCTTCTACAATGAAGAACAACTCCAATATTGGTCGTAACCTGAACTTTGTTGTGCGTGATAAAAATACTAAGGCCTATCTTGGTGTTATCTGTATTTCATCCGACTTCCTTGACTTGACACCTCGTGACAACTATATTGGTTGGGACCGTGTTAAGAAGACACAAGGTGGAATGATTAATCATACTGCAATCGGTTCTACAATTGTTCCTCTGCAACCACTAGGTTTTAATTATGTTGGTGGTAAACTTCTTGCCTTGCTATGTCTATCTGATGTAGTACAGAACAAATGGAAAGAATTATATAAAAATGAACTTGTTGGTGTTACCACCACATCTTTGTATGGTAAAACTAAGGCCGGCGGCCTATCTCAGTATGATAACTTAGATTTTTGGCAACCAATGGGTTTTACCTCAGGTTCAGTTTCGTTTGAACCATTGGCAGAAACTCGTTACATGATTCGCCAATGGTTGATGAAGAATCACACACGTAAATATTTTGAATGGTACATTGCAAAGAAGAAGTCTGGTCAGCCACATAAGCGTGACCACAAAAATCGTTCATTGTCTTTTGCATATTCTAAGATGACTGTGCCAAAAGAATTGATTCGTTCAGAACATGCTCGAGGTATTTACTTTAGTCCTTTATATGATAAGACTTGTGAATTTCTCCGTGGTGATGACGATGGTAAAAACATGACTAAGTTGTTTGATAACTCGGTAGAAAACATTGTGAATGTATGGAAAACCAAACATGCAAAGCCACGTATCAAACAATTGGTTAAAAAAGGTCGTGTATCACAAGAGTCCTTATTTTATGATGACCTTTGTTTCTTATCTTGGGAACAGGCAAAAGAAAAGTATTTGCCTCAAGTAGGTCGATGATTGCCTCAATAAGTGGATTTTTTGTGTATAATCCACCTATATAAAGTATATGCGGTTGTTATAGAACAGTTTAGGTGTCCAACTTGAACGGTAGGTGCGAATCTTACAGGCCGCTCCACATTCCAAGAGTGTTGCTTAAAAACAACACTCTTTTTCTTTGCCTATCAAGAGCTTACAAAGGCCTTGACAATTCGGCCTATTCATGTATAATAGCACCATAAATTGACAAAGGCACTTATACTATGACGTTTACGGTAGAACAAAAATCCCAACTTGCCAAATTGATGGCAACCGAGAATCTACGTGTAGAACACCAAAAAATCAGTACTGCTAAATTCGATCCAAAAAATCGTATCTTGTATTTGCCAATCTGGCAAAATATGTCAGGTACTTTATATGACCTGCTTTGCGGTCACGAAGTTGGTCATGCTCTCTATACTCCTGCTGAAGGTTGGCATGATGTTGCAACCGATAAATCTAAGCCAAAAGCATATAAACACTTTTTGAATGTTGTTGAGGATGCTCGAATTGAGAAAAAAGTT